GCTTGAGGAAGGCCGTAAGCAGTTTCCTGCTGAGATTGGTATCTCAATGATTCACGGCTGGGGGCGTAGCAAAAGTGGCAAAAAAAGCAGACTTACTTACGACAAAACCGCTGTAGATAAAGGCGTCCAAATTATGGTTGGTGGCCGTTCTCGTGGCCAAGGCATAACACCCTTAGTAACCCTGGTGCAGAAAGATGCAGCTGGCGCACTGTTCAGTCAGGCAGGCACAAAGAATGTCAGCGACTTTTCTAAATTGCTAACTAACGTATTTGGCAGGCCACAGCGCGGCTTGTGGCGCTCTCGAGCGTTCATTGCAGAGCAAGGCACTGCTGACATTATGCGCGCTGTGGATGAAGTTATCGCTGACGCTAACCGCGCACTGCAGGCAAGAAAGGCAGCCGCCTAATGGCTATTTACCTACCGATTGTTACCCAATTCAACAGCAAGGGATTGAAGGAAGCCGAGAAAGGCTTTAAGGATTTAGAAGGTGCGCAAGCCAAGGCTAAGTACGCGCTAGGCAAAGCCAATAAGTACGCTGCTGTCTCACTTGCTGCTTTAGTGGCTGGCCTAGGTGACGCTGTTAAAGGTGCGATGGAAGATGCAAACGCGCAACTACTGCTAGCTCGTCAGTTACAAAGAACCACTGCTGCCACTGATGCACAAGTTGCTGGGGTTGAGGCCTACATAACCCAGCAGGGCAAGTTAAAAGGTGTCACTGATGATGAGCTACGCCCGGCACTGGCTGGGCTTGTACGTGCCACCAAAGACATTGACGAAGCACAGAAGGCTGCCAACTTGTCTATGGACATTGCAGCTGCTAAAGGCATCAGCCTTGAAACAGTAACTAAAACAATGGAAAAGGCATACGGCGGCAACTTCACGGCCCTAGCCAAATTGTCGCCAGAGCTTAAACAAATGATTAAAGACGGCGCATCTATGGAAGAAGTTATGGCTGAAATGGCTAAGACTTTTGGTGGTGCAGCTACTGACTCTGCTAACACAGCTGCAGGCTCTATGAAGCGTTTAGGTGTTGCCCTTGGTGAAGCCAAAGAAGGTGTAGGCGCTGCACTGTTGCCAATACTTGAAAAAGCCATGCCAGTACTGCAATCGTTCGCCACCTGGGCACAAGACAACCCAACACTCATCACAGCGGTCGCTGCAGCCTTTGGTGTGATGGCGGCCAGCATTGTGCTAGTCAATGCAGCTATGGCATTAAACCCAGTAGTGCTAATCACTGCCGGCATTCTCGCTCTTGGTGTTGCCATCGTTATGGCCTACAAAAAGTTTGACACGTTCAGAGCTGTAGTGCGCACAGTGGTCAATGGTGTTGCTACCTATTTTGAGTTTATGGCTAACGCATTTATCACCATGATTAACTTGGTTATCAAAGGCATTAACTTGATTAAGCCAGGCAAAGATATTGGCACGCTCGGTGCTGTCAGTTTTGGCCGTATGGGTGGCGACAGTGGCGGCGATGGTGGCTCTAATCCTGCAGGCCTTGACTACAAAGCAATGGCTACCGGTGGCATTGTAACTAGCCCGACTATGGCGCTTATTGGCGAGGCAGGCCCAGAAGCTGTCATACCGTTAAATAAAGCTGGTGGATTGGGTATGAACATCACAGTGAACGCTGGACTGGTCAGCACACCCGACCAAATCGGAACCGATATTATCGCCGCAATACAAAAGGCCCAGCGCCGTAGCGGAACGGTATTTGCCCCAGCATGAGCGTCCCAACAATGCAGGTGCTGGTGGGCTTTCAGAGCACCACTGGCTTTGGTACACCGTTTCAATTAAACGATGCTTTCTATGGTGTGTTAAATACGACAGGTCGTGGCACTTTAGGTGGTGTCACCTTTGTGGACTTAACAAGCCTGGTTGAAAATGTCAGCATTACTCGAGGCCGTTCACGCCAGTTAGACCAGTTCAATGCTGGCACAGCTGTTATTGCTTTTGACAATGCCAGCCAAATACTGAACCCAAGCAATACGGCCAGCCCTTACTACCCGTTTGTACTTCCACGTTGCCCAGTGCAAATACTTGCTAACGGCATACCTATCTACACCGGGCTAATTACTGACTGGAACCTTGACTACGACATCAGCAACCAAGACATGATGTACGCGTCATGCTCTGACCAGTTCACAGTGCTCGCTAACCAAGCTCTTAACGCTGTCACGCCATCAGCACAGGCGACAGGTGCACGCATAAATACTGTGTTGGACTTGCCAGAGATTAACTACCAAGGCGCTCGAGCCATTGACGCAGGCTCATCTACTCTTGGTGCATACGCCATCAGTCAAGACACAAACTGCCTGAACTATTTGCAGCTCATTAACACCAGCGAGCAGGGCTATCTGTTTATGTCCGCTAACGGCACTCTTACTTTTAAGGGTAGGTCTAGCGTGCTTAACCCTGTTGCTGGGGCCACGTTTAACACTGACGGCACAGGCTTGCCTTATCAGACTCTTGTAAACCAATTTGGTGATGAGTTGTTATACAACTACATCATTACGCAATCACCAGCTGGGGCTGTGCAGACCACCAGCGATGCCACCAGCGTTGCCCTTTACCAAGCCCAGCAGTACGCGCTAACTAACCTGCTGAACAGCACCACAACAGAAGTGGCTGGCCTTGGCAATTATCTGCTAGGTAAATATAAAAACCCTGTACTGAGATTCACAGGCCTATCTACGCAGATGTCGGCTTTATCGGCCGTTAATCAAAACATTGTTTTAAGCCTTGACATGACGAGTATTGCCACAGTGGTTAAAAACTTTGTGGCAGGCACCCCAACGACCGAAACACAGACCCTGATTGTGTCTGGCATTGCCCACAACATTACCCCGGGCAGTCATATTGTTTCGTACACTTTTGAGTCCACAGACGGCAACGCTTATTTCACCCTGAACGATGCCATTTTCGGTACTCTTTCAACTACTAACCTTTTAAGTTTCTAAAGGAGACACAACATGACAGCAAACACAACCTTCGTTTCAGGTGCAATCCTGACGGCAGCACAAATGAACGCACTTCCTTGGGGCGTCGTAGACGCCACTGCTGGGGGTACCTCAGGTCGTGGATTTGTCAACAAAACAACAAACCAAACAATTACAACAACAGAAGCCGATGTCACTGGACAGACTGTTACATGGACTGCGGTTACTGGTCGGCTGTACCGCTTGTCTTTTTCTTGTCGTTATGAAAACGGCGGAACCGCTCAAAAGTGTTATGTGAGAATAACAACAGGAGCCAATGTTGTTGTCTTAGGAACAGCAACTAGCTTAATTGCCTCTGGTGAAGCACAGGTTAACGGAATGCTAGTTATATCTGGATTGACGGGAACACAAACCTACAAAATGAGAGCATTAACCCAATCAGCAAATGCCACCATAATTGGAAACAGTGGCGATGTATTTGGCTTTGTGGTTGAAGATATTGGGCCATCAACATGATGCAAAAAAGCCTGATTCTATTGGTGTTTTTAGGCTCCCTTAGCGCCTGCTCAGACCGTGAACGCCTAAACTGCCCACCAACCAAAAACAAAGCACTAACAGCTGTAACCGAAACAACCACCAGCGAAACAACAACAGCGCCCCGATATGCAACAGGAGCAAAATGCCGATGAAACCAGACAACAGACATAGCAATGAAGAAATAAAAGCACGCATCGTCATGATTGTGGCAATCGGCTTAACGCTCTCATTCGTAGGCTCAGTGTTTACAATCCTCTACGGACTGCTATTCGTGACCCAGCCTGAAAAAATGGCCGAACTAGACGCAGCTCAAATATCAGTGCTTAGCAGTATGTTGCTCACCTTGTCCGGTGGCCTTATTGGCTTGCTTGCTGGTAACGGGCTTAAAGACCGACCTAAAGACCCACCAGTATGACCAACCGCGTTTACCCGTATTACCCATCTTGGGACGGCAAAGGCACACAGCCTGTCACTAGCAAACTGGTTGAGCTGTGCAAAGCGCGCTGGGGCATGACGTCACTAGGCACCTACGCCAATAGACCTATGCGCAACAATGCCGGGCTATCAGTGCACGCCACTGGCTATGCAGCAGACTTGAAATACAAAGACGAAGCCCAGGCACGTATTATCTGGGACTGGTTTTTAGCCAACAGTAAGGCTCTTGGATTGTGTGAGATGCACTGGTACGCGTATGGTGCTTATGGCGCTGGGTACCGATGCTCGAGGGGCGAAGGTAAGGCTGGTGTTAAAATCTTTACAGCTGATGACAACGCTGGCTCTTACGAAGGCTCGCCTAATTGGCTGCATATTGAGTTGGCCAAGCAAACGCCAGAGCATTTTGAGGCACAGTTCAGAGCGCTTAAATAGGACTCCTAGACACTGTTTGAGCAGTGCTAGGGCTAGGTGGTGGGTATCTTTGTTTCCATTGGGATATCCACCACCGACTTCTCAAATTGTGTATAGTCACATCTAGCCACTCAAATGGCAGAAAGTCAGGAAACATGACAAAACTAACCAATGGATATGAGCCAGCCTACGATTTTACAGTGGACATGGCCTACGGCAAGGCTGGCGAGGCTGAGCTAGTCGAGTTTTTTGACGCTGTACAAGGCGCTCAGATAGAAGTTAAAAGCGACAGGTATCGCAATGGCAGGATGGCCGTTGAAACCCAGCAGAACCCGTCAGGGCGTGGCTGGCAGGACTCTGGCATTAAC